TGGCCATCCGAATAGAACAGTCCCTGCGGCGCGCTGGCAAAGCAGGTCGCGCCATCAAGCCCGGTGTCCACCACCGCGGCTACCCCACAAGCCAGTCGGTACAACTTGTCCGCAGCACGAAAGAACAGCGCCCCGTCGTGGCCATGCAGCGAATGAGCCTCCGTGCCAGTCCACACGCTCGCAAGCCCAGGGCGAGACACCAAGGCGCCAGCATCATTCACATCGAAGTTGACGCATGCCGCCAAATCGGCGGGCGCCATGTCGTCAGCCGAGGCTTGGTTGTTGACCCCGGTGAACTGGTCGAGCGTGATGGGCTTCATGGCGGCTACGGCGATGCGGGTTCGGTCAGGGAAAGATCGACACGTTGTGGTGCACCACGTCCTCGCGCGTGGTGCGGCGCATGTCGCTGTCTGGCATCGGGCCGAAATACGAGGTGAAATCGGCCTCTGCTGCTGCAGAGCGCGTCGCGTCGAAGCCGTCGGCGTCCGGAACGCTAAAGGCCTTGTGCAGCGCCCACTGGATCAGGTGCTCATGGTGGGCCGCATGGATTTCCGGCTTGTCCGTGTCGTTGGCCAGTTGCTTGAGCGGCAGGCGGTAGCACTCCAGGTGCAGCACATCACCGGCCTTGATGGCGCCAACAACGCGCAATGTGGTGTCGTCCTGGATCAGCCACGGGCTGGGCTCGTCCATGTCGCGCCAGTCGCACACGTTGGCGTCTAGCCACTCGCGCGACTTGATCGTCATCGAACGCGACGACTCGGCTCCAGAGCCCTTGATGCGCAGGTTAATAAGCTCGTACACCGATGCGTGCAGTGGGTAGGTGTGCTGACCTGGTGTAAGCGCGATCTGGCACACGGCCTGGTTCTCATCCTCGCGGATCAGCCGTCCACGAACGCAAGCCTGCGCATGGGCGTCGTTGAGCCAGTCCATCACCGCCTCGTCTTGCCAAAGGAAAGGCTGTTCCGTATCCTGTGCAAGCACGCGAAACCGGCGAATCAGGTCTTCGAGGGTCATATCAGCGGGCGCCGAACTGCTCGATCAGGGTGGAAACCTCGGCGCGCAGTTTTGCGATGCCAAGGCGCTTGTCCAGCTCCACGTCGTACTTGCGGGCGTATTCTTCCAGCGCGCCCTTGTCCATGCTCTCCACGGTAAGCAGCATGTTTTCGGTTTGCTGGTGCTCGTCGGTCGCCTTGCGCTGATGCTCTTCATGCAGGGCCTGCGCCTTCTGCAGTTCCTCGGCCTTGCCCTTGGGCGACTTGGCAGTCGCAGGCTCGTCCTTGGCCAGCGCGAACTCGGCAAAGCGCAGCAGGCGCTTGGCAGTGTCCGGCGTAACCATGTGGGTGTCGCCAGGCGCCCAGACGGTGCCAGCCTTGTCGTTGTAGGGCTTGCGCCCGCTGTAGGTCAATCGTGTGAAGTTCATGGCCGGTCCTTGAAGGTGTGCCGAAGCAGGCCGGCGTTACCCGGCCTGCGCTCTCATGCCATCAGGCGCTCAGGGCTGGCCTTCGCTGGCAACGGTCAGCACCACGTCAATGCGCGATGCCTTGGCGTTGTTGGCTGCGGCCGTGGTCAGGATCAGGTAGGCGTCCTTTGGCAGCGTCACCGGCGCGTTGGTCGTGGCATTGCGCAGGCGCGCGGCCGTGGCCAGGTTCAGTGCGGCGCCGAAGTAATCGTCGTCCTGCGGCACCTTGGTGTCGTTGACGCCATCGACATACTCGAAGCCCAGATTGCCGGTGATGGTGGCGGTCATGCCGACCGACACAATCGCCAGACTGTCGAGCAGGCTGGAGCCCGCAGGGATGACGCCGATGCGCACCTTGTCGCCCGAGGCGACGGCAGCAGTGGAATCACCGCCGACGACACCGCCGTTAGCGGCGGTCTGCAGCGTGTAGTGCAGGCCGTGGGCATTGCCCCAGGGAGTTGCGCCCACGTTGTTGCGGGCGTTGTGGTTCTTTTGGGTGATCGTGGCCATTTCAGCCTCCGTATTCAGTGTGTGAATGTGTGTGGGATGACCCGGACCGCCTCACGGTGATCCGGGCTGCTCGGAGGCTTACTGGCGGGCCCCGATGATCGGCACTGCCGTGTCGATGGCGATAACGCCATGGTCGGTGAAGTGCTTGATGCCACCGCCCTGATCCACCAGCCAGCGAACCTTGGCCAAGCCCTGGATGGCGCCAATCAGCAGTTCCATCTTGTCGTCGTGGTCGAATTCCTTCTCCTTCCAGAAGAAGGGCATGCCACCGTGACGGCTCGAAGCGAAGGCCTGCGCCAGCGCCTGGCCGCCCAGCAGCAGCGCGCGGTCCACGGCGTGGGTCGTGCTGAAGCTGGTGGGCACTGTGCAGGTGCTTTCCGTTTCGCTGGTGTTCGATGCGCAGTAGCGGATCGTGTCACCGGCATAGAAGCGGATGGGCTTGGGCATCTTGCAGATCAGCACGCCATTCCACAGGCCCACCTCACCCAGGAACAGGGGGTGGTTCTCGGCCTTGGCCGCGCGGGCCATGGCGTTGGCCTGGAACTGGCGGAAGTTCGTGTCTTGCGCGAAGCTGTGATACTGCGCGGGGGACACCAGCAGGCAGCGCAGCGGCGAGTCTTCGGCCACCTTGTCGCCCGGCAGCTTGATGGCTGGGGGCGGCAGGGCGATCGACTCGATCACCGTGCGAATGCTGTCCACCACATCCATGTCCAGCAGGTCCGTGGTTGCCAGGTCAATCTCGCCGGTATTCACGGCGAAAGGCTTGATGGCAGAGCCATCGGCCACAAAGTGACGGTTCTTGGTGGGAGCCTTCACGTCGTTGATCAGCATTTCCGAGAACTGGGCGTGGTCCTCGGTGGGAACGCGCCACTCGATGTTGTCGTGGAAGCCACGGGCGCCCGCCATGTGCACCAGCATCGACTGGTCCTGGTAGGCGTCCATCAGCGACTGCGCGATAGGGCGGCCCACCTTGCGGAAGTCCACCGGCGAGCGCAGGTCGGTCATGGTGTCGCCCACGTCCACTGGGAAGCGCGCCTGGTTGACGCGCACCCGTGCCTTGTCCAGCGACACGCCAACACCCTTGCCCTCGGCCATGCGGCTACCCATGATCGGGTAGGCGCCCACAGGTTGAACGAAGTGGAATTCCACCTCGTCGCCCTTGCCGCGCGAAAGGTCCACCGTGCGAACGATGGGCAGGTCGGTGCTGGTCTGCTTGCGCAGAACGTTGTTCACCTCGCCCTCGCCGGAGGGCATCTTGCCCACCATGCGGTTGAGCGTCGAATTGCGCTGCATGGACTGAGCGAACAGCCCGGCAGCCTGTACATACTGGGCGTTGGCAGAGCCTGCGCCCACGGAAGTCTTGGACATGATCGTCCTCCATCTAAGGGAGAGGCTGCCCCATCACGGGATGGCCCAGGGTTTCAAAAACGCGCGGCGGTCAGGCCACGCTGTTCATCAGCCGGTTTTGCTTTTCAGGGCTCAAACCGGCCATGTAGTCCAGCAACGCTGCGGGGTTGGATGCCATCGCTGTTACGCGCTCGGCCTCCGTTGCGCCGGATGCAGCAGCGCCTGGCAGGTCCGACAAACTCGCCGGAGGCTGCGCCTGCGCCTTCTCCAAAGCCCTCGTCACAGCATCGGCAGGGGTGCCTTTGCCGGTAGCGGCCTTGAAGCTCGAAAACACGTCAATCACGTCCTGAGCCGCGCCATTGGTCAGGGCGTGCTCTATGCCCGCCCGTGCAAAAGCGGGCTGCGCGCCCATCCAGCGCTTGAACTCGGCGGACTCGAACACCTCGTCGGCGTCCGGGTGTGCCGCGTAGATGGCGCCCGTATGGGCATCCACCGCCTGCTTGGCTTCACGTTGCCGGAACGGCGCCAGGGCGGCCTCCAGCTTCGCATCCACCAGCGCGGCTGCGCGCTGCTCCACCAGGGCTGCAACACCCTTGGCAATGCCTTCCTCGGAAAAGTCCCCAAAAAGGGACACATCCACACCAGCGGCTGCGGCGGCCTGTGCCATCGCAAGGTTCTGGTCTGCCTGGGTCGGTGCGTGGCCGGCGTCCGCTCGGGCCTGCGCTTGATCCTGTGCGGCAGTGAGGTTTTGAGCCTGGGCAGCGGTCAGTTGCTGCAGCTGGGCCTTGAGCTGTTCGTTCTCGGCCTTTACGCTGTCGCGCTCCTGGCGTGCCTGGGTGAGCTTTTCGTAGGGGATCGTGTATTCACCGGATTTGCTTGCAATGGGCGCTGGCTTCTCGTCTTCCTGAGCTGCTGCGGCCGGTGCTGCGGTATCGCGGTTCGTGGTTTCGGGTTGTGCTGCAGTGCCGTCATTGGCAGGCGCATCGGTCTTTGGCTGGCTCGCGTCCGCGTCCAGGTCCAGCGTACCGGCGAATGCCGCATCGAGCAGTTGCTGTGCTGTGGTTGTCAAGTTCTGTGCTCCATCCCCTGCTATCCGGCAGGGCCTGTTGGTGGGCACACCGTTTCGAGGATCGGGCCAGGGCCGAAACCCTGGCCTTCACACTCTCCAGCGGTGGGAGTTGGCCGACCCATCACGGGCGGGCTGGATACAGTCTCGCGGGGGCTGCGCCTTTTTGTGAAACCCTATACCGGGCAGGCGCAAAAAAGCCGCCTCGGTGGGCGGCTTTCATTGATGCGCTCTGGCGCCTTGGGGTGCGGCGTCTATTCGCTCGCCAGCTTGTCCTTGAGCGCGTAGCCCAGCAGCGGCCATATCTTGTTGACGGCGTTCTCGCGCGCCACTTTGCGGCCAATCTCGGCGTCGAAGTTCTCCGGGCTGGAACATGCGCTTTCCCCTGTGACGGTGAAGCCGTTTTGCAGCACCAGGACGCAGAAGGTCAGCAGGCTCAGTTCCGGCGGCACCACATCGGCGCCGGTCGGCGGGTTGAAGGCAGCGAACACACCCTGCTCGGCAGTGAAATAGTGCTCGCTGTCGATGTTGGCCTCAATGTCCATCGGCGTAATGCGCGGTGCGGTCTTGCCCTTGGCTTGAATCTCTTGCTCGATGGACTGGTCTGGTGTGGTCATGCAATCTCTCCTTGAAGGTTGTCGGCTGGGGTTGGGGTTTCGATGCCATCCATGCCCTGCCCTGCCTGCTGCGGCACGGGCGGGAATGCGGGGCTGGTGTTGGCCTGCACATCGGCAATGCCTGCGCCATCCTGTGGTGCGGGCTGCATGGGCGCAGCAGGCACTGGGAAGTTCGGGTCCACGCCGCCAGGGTTGGGCCGCTGGTAGCCCGCGCCCTTCATCACCTCGTCGGCAATGGGAGCGATGGCCGGATTCATGGCCACTTGGGCCCCAGCTTGCATGGCGCTGAACGCGGATTGCACGCCCACCTGCACTGCCTCGCGCACCAGCTTCTCCACCTGGGCATTGCCTACGCGCTCCTTGATGTCCAGCTCGCGCACCTTGAGCTCGTGCAGCAGTTCGGCCTTGACCTCGGCGCGTATCTTCTCGGGGTCGGCCTGACTGCCGGCCTGCGCCATGCGGATGGCTTCGACCACCTCCTTCTTGCGGGGCAAGTCCATCAGGTCGATCATAAAAGGCATCACCACCTGTTGCATTTCCGGTGGAAGCGACTTGACCGCCTCGGACAGCGAGTTGAGTTGCTGCGCGCGGAAGCTGCTGGAGCTTGGCACATCCTCCAGAGCCACCTTGATTCTGGTGCGCAGCACATCGTTGCTCAGGTACTGCAGCCCGGTATCTGGGTCCACCTCGGGGTGGTTGAGCACCACCGTGCGCGGAGGGTTCAGCACATCGCCCTCGATCACGATGGTGGTTTCCTCCTTGCCCATGTCCTCGATCTCCAGCGCCAGCAGCAACTCGCCCACCATCGTGCGCGATTCCTTGAACTGATCCATCAGGTCTGCCACGCTGACGTGGGATTGCTCCACCTGCGTCTGCTCCTGGATACCGGATCGCGCCGTTCCCTCCTGGCCCTGGAATGCCGGGGTGATGGGGCTAACGCGCGAGATAGCCCGACGGCTGTCCTCCATCAGCTGGAACTGCTGGCTGTTCAGCTGGAAGTCCGACTTGACCTCGAAGCGCGCGCCAGGGTTGTTGCGGAAGTGGTCGGCATCCAGGATCACATCGGCATCGGGGCGGGCAATCATGCGTCGAAGCTGCTCATCGCTCATGGCCACGGCGCCCTTGGTGCGCTCCGTGCGGCGCGATGACAATCCCCAACGCAATTTTGCGATGGTCGAATTCAGGTTGTCCTGGGGGAAAAGCATGTCGCGCACCAAGCCGAACGGAATGCCGGTCATGTCCTCGCGGTAGCCCCAGAAAGGCACATAGGGGAAGTGCGGATGAGGGTACGGAGTCTTGCTGTCGTGCAGACAGAACGGCCCCATCCAGTAGCTGCGGCGCACGCGGGCAATTGTGGTGCGCTCCAGCGTGCCATGGCCGCCTATCACGGCTGCCTGGTGCGCCGGGTTGTCATTGTCGAACTCCACCACGCGGCCACCCTTGAGCTTGAGCACCACGGCACTGACCCAGCGCCGGTACCAAAGCTCCACCAGGCAAACCTCATCGCTCTCCTTGCGATACCAGGACTGCTCACGGCTCGTCCATGCCCGGTTGGTGTCGGCGGCAGCATGCAGGCCGGTCGATACACCGCCCTCCACGACGTAGCTGCCATAGCCACCCAGGCCACTGACCGCCTCGGCCTGCTCGATCAGTGACTGGTGCTTTGTGAATGCTGCGGCTGCTCGGGACTTCTTGATGAAACGCTCGCGCAGCAGCCATCCGGCATCGCTCAGGTCGCGCTCCCTGGCGCGCATGTCCCAGAAAATCTCGTTGCGGTGCACATACCGGCAGCGCTTGTTGTAGGCGAAGGGGTCAGAACTGCGCGCCACCTCAACCCAGCCCAGGCCTACGCTCGCCTGCGGCCGGAAAGCCTCGCTCATGGCGGCATCGGCCTTGCTGTGGCGCTCGGCCTGGTTCAGGCGGTAGTTCAGGCCATCGGCCACATCCTGGCCTTCGGGGTCGCCATCCGGGCTCACGCGCCAGTCGGTGCGGGTCTTGGCCTCGTAGCCGCACACCGCAGCGATAGCCGGGCCGATGATGTTCTCCTTGGCCGGGGGCACGCCCATGGACTTGAGCCGTGTCAGCAGCTTCGAGTCCAGCTGGTTGCCGTCCACATAATCCGCCTCAATGTCAGCCTGCGCGCGCCATGGCGGCTGGTCAATCGCCTCGTCGATGATCGTGGCGAACTCGCTCGCTGTCATTGGCGCGCCCAGGTCAGCGGATGCGGGGGGTTTGGTGTATCGCATGGGTGGCCTCATGTGCGCCAGTCGGGCGCCTCGGGTTCTTGGTATGTGTGCTGGCTCGCGCCGTATCCGTCATCGCTGGGGCTGTAGAGCCCGGATTCCTTGGCTTGCGCCCATTGACGCAGGGCGTCCGCGCCCTCGGTGCATTTGTTGCTCTTGTCCGGTTCGTCAATGAACTTCGCCATGGCCTGGCTGTACTTTTTCTTGTAGCCGCGCAGGCGGTCCAGCCCAAAGGCGCACCGCTCCTTGTCGAACCAGGCGCCGCGCATATGTTTGCGCAGCGTGTTCACACCGGTCATAAGCTGGGTCACGCGCGGCACGATGATGAAGGTCTGGCCCGGCATCAGCTGCTGCAGCATTTCCTTTGTGGATTTGTTGGTGTCGCCCAGGCGCTTGTGGTCCGCGTCGTGTGGCAGGAAGTGCTTGCCGAACACATAGCCCTTCTCCTGCAGCTTTTGGACGTAGTGGCGCAAGTCCATGCCGCGCTCTTCGTAGTAATCGATAAAGCGATCCTCGCCGCGCAGGCTCTGCCCAAACCAGATGGCGCTGCCATCTGAGTTGCCTATGTCCCAGAACGTGTAAACGGGCAGATCCAGCATTGGCACGGCCGTAATGCCTCCCCGCTTGGTCAGGTCCGTTATGGCCTTGGTGAGATAGTGGCCCTCGGTGGACTGCTGGAACGCTTCGTCCGGTGTGCTGGGGTACTCCTGCCGCATGCGCTCTGGGCGCCCCGGGAAATCGGCCTCCTGCGTCGCCACATGCCAGGCGCGCTGCTCGGGGTCGATGGTGCAACCCATTTCTGCTTCGATGCCTTCGAAGTAGTCATGCTGCTCGCGGGTGACGTTCACCAGCGTGGCATCCATCCGGTAGTTCGGCTCCTGCCACCAGGCGTAGAAGTGGAACCGGTAGTCGCGCGGTGTGAGGGCTGCGTGAGTGTGGTGCAGCGCCTGGGCTCGGCGTGATAGCTCGTAAAACTCCCCGTTGGCGCCCTCGGCTGTGGACTCGATCACCAAAATGCCGGTGGTGGGCACGGCCGGTATCGAGCCGGTCATCACTTCCTGCGCCTTCTGGGGGTACTTGGCGCAGATTTTCCCGAACTCGCTGATGTGCAGGCGGTGAATGGTGCCCGAGCGCATGGACGTGGCCACGCGCACGCTGCTGTTGTTGTGCGCAAACAGCAATTCGGTCGCACTGTCGCGCGCCAATGGAAAGCGCTCGCGGATTTCTTCGGGCAGGTTCTGGTAGGCGTACTTCACCTTGTCGCGGAAGATAGCCTCGGCGGCCTCTCGATCCTGGGCGATGATGCCGCAGCGCTGGTCGGCGTTGAACAGGGCGTGATCCAGCCACAGGATGGCAATCAGAGTCGTGAAACCCAGCTGCCGCGCCTTGAGGATGATGTTGCGGTGCCACAGCCGCTTAATGAATCGTCTCTGGGCGCGGTTTGGGATGAATGGCAGGCTGAAGGTGTCGCCCTCTTGGCCGTCCTTATCGTCACCCTTGACCATAATTTTGTAGAGCGCCCCGCTGAAAATCCGTTTCTCTGGGTCGGCTAGGAACTTGGCCAATTCCTCTTCATTGATCGGAAGATCACTGGCCTGACCGTGGTTGATGGTGGCCATCACACGGCCTCCTTGCAGGCTCTGGCGATCACTCGTCGGCAGCGGCCGGTAAGGCGCTCAATCTCTCGGAAGCTCTTACCTTGGGCTGCCATGGCACGCCAGGCAGCCGATTCGGCTGCTACGAATGCATTGCGTAGGTCTGGTCCTTTTGGCTTCGCGGAAGTGCCTTTCAGTGCATGCATCATGCGCAGGCCTTTGCTGATGTTGTCCTTGCCCTCCTGCGACACCTTAGGCATTTTTCGACCGGTGAGCCGAATGGCGTGCGCAGCTTTGCGCTCTTCGCTCCATGGGCCACGAATGGCACGACCTTCGGAAATTGCCTTCTTTGCCGCCTCAGAGCGCTTGGCTTTCTCTTCCTCGCTCATCACGCGCCCACGGTTGGCCGCATGGGCCGCGTAGATCGAATCAGAGACAGGGGCTGTGTTCATGCAGCGGCCGTCGTGCATGTCGATGTGGCGCTGCTCAACATCCAGGAGGGGTTCGCTGTCATCGCAGTGAGCTGCAATGCTGAACTCCAGATCTTCCACGCCGTATTTGGCATAGACCCGCTGGAGGTGTTTGGAGTGGTGCGTGCCCTTGCGCAGGTAGTGCATGTGCTCGGCCCACCGTTGCTTTGCGCTTCGCGTGGTGGAGCCGACATAGACGCGCCCAGTCGCCTTGCTGGTGATGTAGTAAATGAGGCCGGACATGATTCAGTCCTCGTCGTCAGTCGCATCCTGGCGCACCGGCATGCTCGATGCCTGGCGCTCCGGGTCGTCCTGCACAGGAACGAAGCCATTCCCGTTGCCAGATGCCACGCGCGCCAGCAACGCTGTCAGCGGGTCGGCCTTCTGCTGGTTGTCCTTCTCGTACACGCCCAAGTGCTTGGCCAGCTTCTCAATGGCGTCCAGCTTGGAGTGCATCTTGATCTCGATGCCGTCCTTGGTCTGCTTCGCGCCTGCGTAAAGCGCGGCGGCGTTCGCGCTCAGGTGTCGGGTGTCTTTGAGCACCGTGCGCGCCTGCCCGTCGCCGCCGCATATAGGGCAGTCGTCCTTGGGCAGCAACAGTGGGTTGAAGCCGATGCCTCCAGCTTCATCGAACTCGGCCGGGTTCTTGCCCTTCTCCACCCAGGCTTCGCGGTCGCGGTTCATTTCTCCCACGGTACGCTGGTACTTGTGGCCATCGCCATAGCAGCAGCGGCAGCATCCCGTCTTGACCTCTACCAGCTCGCGGGCGTCGGCCAGGGCGACCGCGGCAATCTCGCGCAGCACGCGGTCTGCGGTGATGCCGGTGCGTTCCTGCTGCTCTCGGCGGGCTTTCTCAATGGCGAGCTGAATCTGAGGTTTTCTGAGGTGGTCGTATCCCTGCTCCGCCGCGGTGTTCGGGCTGTACCCGGCACGGATTGCGGCCTGGGTGGCGTTCAAGTCCACCAGGTACTCGTCCACGAATCTCTGCTGTTTCGGGTTCAGGCCGTTGTCCACCAATGGCTTGGCGCTATCTTTTTTGATGGGTGCTGCGGGTTTCTTTGTGGCCGGGCGCTTCACTGGCGCCTTGACGGGCTTTGCCGGGGTCTTGGTTTGCACCTTCGCGCGCGCAGACGCAGCAACGCCTGCGGCCTTCTTGGTGGCTGCAGGCTTGGCTGGCGGTGACTTGTGGGTTTCGGGCTTCTTGCCCTTGGGGGTAGCTGCCATGCCGGGAGTTTCCCCGTGCGTGGCGTGATGGCCTAACCCTATGCTGGGTTGGATGATGATGCCCCGACTGGCTCCAGCCCCGAAGCCAGAGCCGCGCAGGCCAGCGCGACAGATCAGCTCGTTCGTGTACTGCCGTCTTGGCAAACGGCCACACCATCCAGCTCGGCGACGCCCAGCAGGTCCATCTGGCGAGCGTCCGTCTTCTCGCGCAGCAGTTCGCGCATGGCTTTCAACTCGCGGCCCTGCTTCTCCACCTTCGCGGCCAACTCGGTTGCAAGGAACAGGTGGGCGCGCGTGCTCTCGATCACCCGTGCGTCCTCCGCAAATCCGCCAAGGGCGCGCGCGGCGCGGCGGGCCTCGCTGGGGGTGAACGTCTCCACGCTCTCGCCAACCTCCATTTTGACCATCCCGTTGGGCAGGATGCCGCAGTAGATCGTGCGCGGCGCTGGGAACGTCTCGACCAGCTCATACACGCCGCGCAGCAGCCTCTTTAGCTTGCCGTCGTCCACCAGCGCGCGCAGTCGGTCGTCCACGATGGCTAATTTCAGGCCGGTCAACTCTGCCACGGTGTCGCGCGTGGCGATCTGGTCCAGCTCGCGTAGGTCGCGCACAGCATCAAAAACCCGCTGGGTGCTCGTGATGGCCTTGGGCGCGGCCAAGGATGCCTGTTCCTCGGGCGATGGTGGCGTGGCGTCGGATGCTGTCATGCGAGAGTCCTCCTTAAAAACAACCATTTGTGGCTAGCTCACGGCCTCATGGCCTTGAGCTTCTTGCGGTATTCATCACGGATGGCTATCAGCTCTTCCCGCGTCCATTTCTTGGTCGAGTTGTCTGACTCCAGGGCTTCCACGGCCTCCAGCCCAATTCTGGCAACCAGCCCAATGCGGTAATCGACGGCCCTGCCAGCTCCCCAGCGGTTGCACTGCTTACGCTGTCCGTGAGCGTTTCTCTCGTCGAATCGAAGGTGTGGAGCGCTGCCGACTGATCGGTAATGGCCGCAGTCGAACTTCCCGCCGATGTCGCCTGACTCCAGCGGCAGCCCGCAGCAGATACATGGCTTTCCTGCGTCTCGTGCGCGGATGTATGCGTTGAATGCAGCCTGTGCTTCCTTCATCCATTGGCTACGTGTTTTCGACTGTTCGCGCTTCTGCCGGTCGTTCGCTCGTTCTACCTTCTCGCGCTTCGACTTTGCGATGACCTTGGCGCATTCGATACCGCAGACGACTTGCATCGTCAGAATCGGCGTGAAGAGTGTTTTGCAGTGGCGGCACTTCTTCTGCTTCATTTGCGCCGCTCCTGATGTTCTCCGCAGCGCTCGAACTTCTGCACCGGCTTACCCTTGACCGGGCAATAGACCATCGGATAAGCAGCGCTCGGCAGCGCGTTGGCGCAGGTTTCGCAGGTACATGGCCGATAGCCGAAGATCGCCATGCATGCGTCAGCGGTGGCGTTCATTCCTCGTACCTCATCGCTTCCTCTACTAGATCGAGTTTGGTTTTCAGCACGACGATCTCGTATAGCTGACCGCGGTAAATCGCCATTTGCCGTTCAAGCGTTTCACGGAGATGCTGATTCTCTGTTTCGAGTCGGCGCATCTTTGCTTCTTCTTTGCGGTTCATTCGCATCTCCATTCCGGCGCTGTAAATCGCACGCCCTGCTGCGCGCCAAACGCGAGGCACAGTTCGATCATGTTGCTCATCTCCTTGATGCTCATCTTTGAAGTACGCACGCCCAGCGAGACGAATCCGCCTTCGATTCCCGGAACTACGCGCTGAGGACGAAGGCCAGCGCTGATCACTTCCTTCCACTCATCCGGCGTGAGCCTTTGGCCGTACCAAACGACTTGACGAGAAATGTCAGTGAGGCACGCCCACATGCAGGCGTTTGCTTCCAGACTGCGTGTGCGCTTCTTAGGCGTCCAAACGAGTTCGCCGAATAGTCCGGCATCAAGTGCGACCGTTGCGGCGTCCCATGCCTTGCGGAACTGCTTTGCTGCCCACTCTGCGGAGGTGATGAGTTCGGATACAGGCTCGTGTATTGCAACGTCGGCGCTCATGCGTCCTCCCCCTCCAACATCGCACGCCGGATAGTCTCGACTTCCGCCTTGGCTAAGGCTTCGGCCTTTTCCTTCGGCAGTCCGCCCATGTGCTCCATGATGGCGGCGCGTTCTTCGTACCAATACTTGAGGTCTTCTTCGGTCATGCCTTCACCTTGTAATCGGAGACAACCTTTCCATGCGAGCCTGGATTAACGACGCAGGAATTGACCCAAACGCGACGATTGTTCTCTAGCCTGCGGATATGCCCACGACGAAGGTGTTCTCGTGGCGACCGCCCTATCCCGATTCCATCGCCATGCCCTTTCGCACTGCCTTGAGCGATTGTTAGGATGTGATATTCATCAAACGGAATGGCACCGCGCCGTTTCCCGGATTTATTTTGTTTTCTAACCGGGAGCGCTTCATGTGACACATTGCTACAAGCCAATGCTTCGATCAGAGAGAGCACTGTGTTCAGTTCATCATTCAGATCAACCTCCGCCCTCAACTCCCAGTCTGTAACTTGCTCTCCAAGTTCTCCGAATAGCCAGTATTGGCTAACGACAGAGCCTATTGGAGTCGCGTTTGTCTTCCATGAAAGATCGCTATCAACCACATAATCAGACGAATCCCGCAGCCTGAACGAAGCAAACCACGGCAAAACATACCAATCATCATGATCAGTACCGCAGATACAAACCACATCAATCCATCCATCTTCGGCTTCTTGAGCGTAGACGATGCGTTTCGGAACCGCTGTTGTGTTGTCTCCGAACACTTGCTCTGCAACGCCAATATCTCTTCTTGCCCGGTACTCAATCACGATCTGAGGAAAAGGAAGTCGCAAAACATCGGGCAGACCGCGCAAGTTGTCGTCAAATATCCGACCGCCTTCTGGAAGCAAGAATTTCTTTGATTTTGCACATTCAATCAAAACATTTTTTGATTTTCGAGCGTACTCAGGCGGCGTATTCGCAATGGATTGAAGCTTCTCGTTTATGCATTTTGTTGCTTGCCGTAAATAATTCAATTGGTTCATGCCGCCAACCTCCTACCCTGTTCGATTGAGCGACGGATGCGGGCGTTGATGTCCGGTACAGACTGCTTTGCCTTCAGCGCCCAAAACTCGGAAGCCGCGGCCTTCTCGTCGTCCGTCCCTGATGTCATGATTCGCTCGACTTCTGCGCGGTACTCGGCAACGTCTTCACCAGTCCAACCGCCGTTCACAACGCGGTCATCGATGTATGCTTTGTAGTTCCTACGGTCAGTAGCAACGTGGTCCGATTTAGCCTTGACCACCTTGAGTCGTTCCAGCGCGTTCATTCCATTCCCTTTCGAGTGCGTTTCATCGGTTGCTCGCGGTGCTCCGGTTGCCAGCCAGGATCTAGGTCGTTGAAGCGGGTGAAGCATCCCTGATACGACATGCGCACCATGCCGTTCTGGCCTTGCCGGTTCTTGCTGATGATGATTTCCGCCGTTCCTTTGTCCGGGCTATTCGGGTTGTATTCCTCGTCCCGATAGACGAACAGGATCACATCGGCGTCCTGTTCAATCGCGCCTGACTCTCTGAGGTCAGAACTCATCGGGCGCTTGTTGGTGCGCTCCTCGCACTTCCGCGACAGTTGCGACAAGGCGATGATCGGAATGTCGAGTTCCTTCGCCAACGCCTTCAAGCCACGGGTGATCTGCTCGATCTGTTGATTCCGGTTGTCGCCGTCACCGCTCATCAGTTGAAGGTAGTCGAGAACCAACAGGCCAAGACCATGCTTGCGCTTGACGCTCCGGGCCTTGCTTGCCACATCGAACAGGGTTAGTCCGCCTTGGTCATCGATCACCAGCGGCAAACCTTCGAGCACAGAGACGGCGTACATGATTCGATCGCCGCTGTCGCCTTCCATGTTTCCGGCGAGAACCGACGATAGATGCACGGAACCGGCCTGCGCTATTAGACGGTCGGCCAATTCCTGCTCAGGCATCTCCATCGACAAGAACAGCGCCGGGACACTGGAACGCGCCACCTGGTAGGCGATATTCACGCCGAGCGAGGTTTTGCCCATCGCAGGACGGCCAGCCAGCACGATCAGGTTTCCCGGTCGGAGTCCTCCAGAGAGTTGGCGGTCAAGGTCGACAAACTTCGTCGGCAGGCAACGGACGTTTCCAGAAGAGCGTTGCGTCAGCGTCTCAGCCGCAGCAATCAGGACTTCTTTCATCACCTTCGGCTGACGACTGGCAACGGCCTCGGTAATCCCCATCACCGCCGCTTGTGCAGCGGTCAGTTTGTCTTTCGTCGTGCCAACACTCGTCACCGTTGCGCGGATCGTTTCTGATACGCCGAGCAACTGGCGTTCAAGCGCCTTGTTGATCACGGTTTCGGCGTAACGCTCAATGTTCCGGCTTCCAGTCGTGTTCGCGGCCATTTCGCCGAGATAGGCCAATCCGCCCGTCTGCTCATCAAGACCGTGCGCGCTCAGTTCTTCGGCCACGGTGATCACATCGACCGGCTTGCCGGAAGCGATCATGCGGATGATTTCGCCAAGGATGACGCGGTGCGATTCGTGGTAGCAGTGCTCTGGCTTGAGCGCACCGATACGGTCGGCAGACAGCGGATCAAGCAGCAGCGCACCGATGACGGATTGCTCGGATTCCAGCGAGTAGAGGCGTGCGTAGTCGATCATGCCGCCTCCCGCGTGTCGATGTCAGCACAGACGCCAACAGTGGTCAGGCAAAACTCTTTCGTCTTCTCCGAGAAAAACCACAGGCCAAGCCAGTTTTCCTTTACAGCCCGAAGGAACACGCCGCGCCAGTCGATGTACCGTTTTTTCTTCGCCTTCTCTTCGCCGGTATAGCGTTCCTTGAACCGCAACCAAGCAATCTCGATCCAGTCTTCAGGAATGCCGGTTAGCTTTGCGTAGTCCCAAACCGGCTGATAGTCACTCACGGCCTTTTCGCCTTTAGCTTTGGTTTCAAGCAGCCAGGTCTGGAACGTGATCGATTTTTGTTTTGTAGAACAAGAAAGGGGGGCATCCCGAAGGGATGGGGGTTTACTATGCTCCTGCTCCTGTTCCTGCTCTTGGCTTGCAAGGGGCTTAGAAGGGGCTTCTTCTGTCTGTTCTTTTTTGCCGTGACGATAGCGCTTTGTCATCATGCAGAATGAAGCGCTGTACTTGTCGAAAAACCGCTCTAAATAAGGGTTTTCAGGCAATGAGTCGTATTCGTTTTGAACACCCTTAATGCGCAAATCCTTACCGGTTAATGTCTCTGCGATCTGGTAATGCGCCATCTCGTAGACCCATACCATCTCTGTTTCTTCGTCGTAGTCGCAAAACCCGGCTTTAATGGCGCTTTGAAGCCCCTTAGTAGCCCCTTCTAAGTCAAGCCCTGTTTCGTGCGCGATGAACATTGCTGGGCAGTAGTACAGTCCGAGCATGTTGGCGTGGGGACTGGTCATCAAGTACATCGCCACGATCTGAGCTTCCATACCTTCGGCGCGCAACTTCTTTCCAGTCTGCCCTATCCAGAATTGAGGCGACACCTTCCCGTAATCACGCATGGAAGCCTCTACGAGTTTTCTTAACTTCTGCTTCAGCCATTGCTTGCAACGGGTCGTCGATTTCAGGAAGACGGCTAAGAGCCTCCATTACGAGAGTTCTTGCGCTACTAATTCGCCCTGATTCGAGCATCGCTAACGCATCACAAAGCAGGCATGTCGCGTACTTTGTATACGAGGACTGGTTCGATCCACGTTTCACGATTTCCCACCTTTCAGACCGGCCAGAAGTGACCGCAAGATGCCCTGCTGTTGCGCGTGCTTGACCTTCGGCGTCAGGATGTGCGGCAAGTGCTTGGCTTGTGCCATAGCAGCCTTGAAATGCTCGTTGATGGGCTTGTTCATGCGGCCACCTAAAGCAAAGAAGATTGTTTGAAGCTCTTGCCGCGCTGGGACGGTGCAAAAATCGAACCTTGCATTGCGTTCGATTCGATCCACTCGTTAGCGGCGTGGAAGAAGTCTTTCTTGATCTCGAACCCGTAACCACGGCGACCCAGGTTATGCGCAGCGATCAGCGTTGAACCACTTCCCGCGCAAGGATCGATCACCACATCGCCTTCGTCCGTAAAGATGCTGATCAACTGCTCAAGCAAGCGGACGGGCTTTTGTGTCGGGTGGATCTTCGGAGAGTTGGAATCCTTCTCCCACTCGATGCAGTTGAAAACCATTTTTCCGTGGTTGTTGAACTTCGGCAGCTTGTCGCGGTATAGGATCAAGCCGTACTCGCAATTGCCGACGACGCGCATGTTGGCCTTGAGCACTTGGGCCGAGAAGTTCTTACGAAAGACGAGATTTATGTACTTGTTGAGGCCGTACTTCTTCGCCTCTTCGATCAACTGGAATTGCTGCTCGAACGCGCAAAAGACGATCATCGCCGGAGCGCGGCCCGCTTCTTTCGGCTCCTTGATCATCAGCGTCGAGCAGAAATGCAGGAACTCAGGGATGCGGAAATCCTTGTCGGTGTCGAAGAACTCTTTACCGGCCAGTTCGCTTTCACCGTTCGCGTTGTCGCCTCCAACGTACCAACTCGGATTCGACCCGTAGGCGTTCACGCCGATGTTGTACGGAATGTCCGCGATCATCAGTTGAGCGCGCGGGATGTTGTAGCGCTTGAAATTTTGGTAGTGATCATGGAAAAGCCTCTGCTCTAAGCTCTCTGCCATGTCAAGCGGCCTTTTTGGGTTGATCGAACAGATCAGGACGGAGCAGCTCAAGCACCATCAAGCTCGCTTTAGGTATCCCGTTGGTGCGCCACTGCGACACGGCCCCGTCCGTTATTTCAAAGATTTGAGCCACTGCGCGAGTGCCCCCAAATGAATCAATTATCTTGTTCGCATCCATTACAGCAGTATAGAACACTAAACCGTAACGGGTCAAGCACTCTTTACCTTGACGGGTTAATTGAAAATATTTCGCCTCAGAAGTAAAGAATGCTTGACTGCATAAGGTTTAGCGTTCTATACTTCATTCATCGCAGCAACACAGCAAAACCCGCAAGGGCATCGAGTTAGGCAAGACGGTCAATGGCACCGCCGACACCATGAGCCGAAACAAGAACCGCTGCGAAGCGCGACAGGGCAACCAACACAAGGAGAATCAAATGATTGGCAAGACATGCATCGTCCGCACCTACTCAGCCGGGGTTTTTCTCGGAACCGTCGAAGCAAAGGACGGCAAGGAAGTAAAGCTCACCAACGCCCGCCGCATCTGGTACTGGGACGGCGCAGCAACGCTCTCGCAGCTGGCAACCGAAGGAACCAGTAAGCCGAAAAACTGCAAGTTCCCCGCCGAAGTTCCGGAGGTTTTCTTGACGGAAGCGATCGAGATCATCCCGGCGACGGAGAAAGCCATCGCATCGATTGCACAGGTGCCGGAATGGAAGGAGTAATCGGCTCCGGCTCCGGCTCCGGCTACGGCGACGGCGACGGCTTCGGCTCCGGCTACTGCTACGGCGACGGCGACGGCGACGGCTACGGCTACGGCTACGGCGACGGCGACGGCGACGGCTACGGCTCCGGCGACGGCTACGGCTACGGCTCCGGCGACGGCTACGGCTCCGGCTCCGGCTCCGGCGACGGCTCCGGCTACGGCTACGGCTACGGCTCCGGCTCCGGCGACGGCTCCGGCTCCGGCTCCGGCTACGGCTACGGCTAATTAAAGAACTGTGACTGTCTCCCCCGCAGTAGCAGCACCCGGTCCGGCGATCCGCAGCGTTATCGAAGCCGCTGGAACAAGTAACGCAAATCGGCTGTGGAAGGCCGATGCGGGCCGGGAGTAGTACAGCAAGCAGTGTGTAGGTGAATGCGCAGGCTGATGCGCTGACCGTTGGACGGATGACCCGCATCTGAATAACGCGAGATTGCCGACGTGGTGAGCATTACAAGCCGGAGATCAGCACCGGCCACCTACACAGTGTTTGTTGCAAGTGGCTCAAGCGACTAGCCACGTATCAATAGTCGAGCAAACCGGGGCGCGACGGAATACGCGACGAAGCCTGAAAGCGTCACAGGCCCGAATGGGTGTCAGGTAAGGCCCATGACGACGACCAGAGGTCGCCCGATGTACTTAGAGCCACCGCAGAGCTTTGGCGACATGGGCTTCGGGGAATAGCAGGGTAATTGCTCAATCACCAGGCCAAGCCGCCCCCGCCACAGTGGGGCGGCGTTTTCCCCAAGGGGATGACATATGAGCTACGAACACCAGCAGGAATCCCGCCGCGACGAGTTGCAGATGCTCCGCTATTCCTGCATCGGACAGGACGAACAGGACGCCGAATACACGCGCCGGGATGTGCAGCGCGAAAAGATGATCGATGACGACATGGAACTTGCTTATCAGGAGGATGCGCAATGACCTACTTTCACGGAATCTGTCTTTCTGCGGTGTTCGTGCTGTGGATCTGTGTGGACGCTATTTCTAACTATGTGACTGGGGTATTGGCATGAGCAACGCACTCGCAACAACGCAACAGACGGCCGTTTCAACAATGACCGAGCAAGACTTGATCGGCGTTCTGCAAACTAGCCTCTATCCCGGTGCTGCAATCGGTTCCGTCAAGATGGTTCTTAGCTACTGCAAAGCGGCCGGTCTCGACCCGATGCAGAAGCCGGTTCATATCGTTCCGATGTGGGACAAGAACATCAAGGCCATGCGCGACGTGATCATGCCGGGTGTCGGTCTGTACCGTACCAATGCCGCACGCACCGGGCAATACGCTGGCGTCACCGAGCCGGATTTCGGGCCGGATATCACCGAGAACATCGGCGGAACGCAGATCACGTTTCCGGCGTGGTGCCGCGTAACGGTCAAGCGCTTGCTCGGCAATCAGGTTGTCGAGTTCGCCGCCAAGGAATTCTGGAAAGAGAATTACGCGACCGCAGGAAAAGACAGCGCCGCGCCGAATGCGATGTGGAAGAAGCGCCCTTACGGACAAATCGCCAAGTGCGCCGAAGCACAAGCATTGCGCAAGGCGTTTCCTGAATTGGGTTCCGCGCCGACCGCCGATGAAATTGAAGGCCGCGAGTTCGAGCAGGAAGCACAAGCCGCACCGCGTCAAGAGCGCGTGCTTGAGCAGGATACCTACCCGCAATCAAGTTTCGATACCAACCTGCCCAAGTGGAAAAAACTTATTCAGGACGGCAGCAAAACCGCCGACCAGATCATCAAGACGGTACAGAGCAAGAACACGCTCACCGAAGAACAAATCAAGGCAATCCGCGACATCAAGCAAGCCGTAATCGAAGGCGAAGTGATGACCGAGGAAGAAGTTTCCGCAATCCGCGAACGTGAAATGTACGAAGGAGCCGAAGCATGAAAACCCTAGACCTGATTCAAGGAAGCGAAGAATGGCAAGCCGCACGCGCCAAGTATTTCACCGCATCCGAAGCGCCAGCCATGCTTGGCTTGAGCAAGTATCAATCGCGGCAAGAACTGCTGCGACAGAAAGCAACCGGACACGCGCCGGAAGTCAGCGAACAGAAACAACGCCTGTTTGATCGCGGCCACGAAGCCGAAGCCGCCGCGCGCCCGATCGTTGAAGAAATCATCGGCGACGAACTGTTCCCGGCAACCGGAACACTTGAAGTCGACGGACTTCCGTTACTTGCGTCGTTCGACGGCATCACGATGGACGAAGCGATTGTTTGGGAAAACAAGCTGTTCAACTCTTCGCTGGTCAATGACATTGAAGCCGGCGCGCTGGATAACCATTATTGGCCACAAATTGAACAGCAGTTACTTGTTTCCGGTGCAGACAAAGCCTATTTCACAACATCTGACGGAACGCCAGAGAACACAATCGGCATGTGGTATCAGTCCGTTCCGAAACGTCGCGCCCAACTGATTGCGGGATGGAAGCAATTTGCCGAAGACCTTTCCAACTATCAGCATGTCGAGGCCGCGCCGCAAGCCACCGCCGCGCCGATTCAAGACCTTCCGGCCCTTGCAGTGCAGATCGTCGGCCATGTCGCAGCGTCCAACCTGACGGAATGGAAATCGGTAGTGACGGCGCGCATTCAGTCGATCAACTCCAATCTGCAAAACGACCAGGACTTTGTCGACGCCGACAAGATGGTCAAATTCCTGGAAGACGGCGAAAAGAAACTTGATCTTGTGAAGTCTCAGGCACAGTCGCAGGCCGTCGAAATCGACGAGACGTTCCGCGCCATTGACGAAATCAAGGCGACGATGCGAAGCAAGCGCCTGGAACTGTCCAAACTCGTTGAAAAGCGCAAGGTTGATATCCGCGCCGAGATCATGCAGGAAGGTAAAAACGCGCTGGCGCTGCATATCGGTGAATTCAATCGGAAGCTAGGCCGCGTGCTGATGCCGCCGATCAATGCGGACTTCGCTGGCGTGATGAAGTCGAAGAAGAACATCGACAGTTTGCGCGATGCCGTTTCTGGCGAATTGGCCCGGTGTAAGTCGGAAGCGTCCGAACTGTTCGAGCGCATTCAAGCGAATCTTTCTTTGCTAGATGGCGCCAAGGATCACGCATTCCTGTTCAATGACTCCGCTGCGCTCGTAACCAAAGCGCCTGACGACTTGATGGCAATCATTAAGAGCCGGATTGCTGATCACAAGGAAGCGGAAGCAAAACGACTTGAGCAGGAGCGCGAACGCATCCGCAGGGAAGAACAAGCCAAGGCCGAACGCGAGCAGCAGGAGAAAGCCGCGGCCGAGAAGCGCGAAGCTGAACAGAAAGTGCAGATGGCCGAGCATGAGCGCCTGGTTGCAGAACGCGCCGCACAGCGTGAAGAAGCAGCGAAGGCGGAACAAGCGAAGCCAGAACCCGAGCCGATCACCTTCATTCATAGCGCGCCAGCGAATGAAGATTCCGCGTGGAAGATCGCTGGCCTCGTCTCAACAATGACGGACAAAGAGAAAGAAATGGTTCTTCACTATTGCGAGCGCGTGATCGCACAACGTAAGGAGGCTGCATAAATGGCGTCAATCAATAAAGTAATCCTCGTCGGCAATCTAGGCGCAGATCCTGAAACACGCTACATGCCGAACGGTGACGCCGTAGCCAATATCCGCTTGGCGACCACCGAATCGTGGAAGGACAAGGATAGCGGCGAAAAGAAGGAAATCACGGAATGGCATCGTGTTGTCTTTTACCGCAAGCTCGCCGAGATCGTCGGCCAGTATCTCAAGAAGGGATCGTCGGTCTATGTCGAGGGTCGCATCCGTACTCGCAAGTGGCAGGACAAGGAAGGCCAGGAACGCTACACGACCGAGATTGAAGCGAACGAAATGCAGATGCTTGGCGGTCGTCAGTCTGGCGACTCAGCGCCCAGCGAAAAGCCGCAGCGCAACGCACAAGGCGCGCCTAAGGCGAGCATAAGCGATATGGACGACGATATTCCGTTCACTCCGCACGGTGCTGGCCGCGCATGGCGGGTGATCTGATGTACTCGCACTCAACCGAAGCAGCCAAGCCGCTGCCCTGCTCCGTTCCGCTGGCCGTCGTTCTGTACGGCGCCGGGAATCATCAGCCCGTCGTATCACGCAAGGTCACGTTTGCGTGTGATGAGCTTGAGGACTTCACCGATGAAAGCTACATCGTCAAGGAGAAGACGAAGCGCGCGCCAGTGCAGAAGCGTGATTCATATGAGCGCTACGTCGCCGTTCTGAGCAAGCAGAAATGGACAAGCTCGCGCGAAATCTCACGAGCGCTGCATATCTGCGTTCCGTCAGTGAATCGCTACCTGCACTCGTATGAGCATCTGTTCGTCAAGCGGCAGGAGGTCAAGCGCGGCGTGGTTACGAATTTGTGGAGCCTGAAATGCGATCCCGCCTGATCTTCGCCGGTCAGGTTGCAATCGTGGCGACCTGTGCGCTGATGGTCGGCGTGAAGGTTGCCGAGGCGGTGCGGATGATTGTGGAGTGGATGCGATGACGGCAATAACAACTCTGAGAAATGAGATAGCGAAGCACCCATCTGACAGCGATATTGCCCGCTTGTTGAGCTGGGCAGAACTGACAATGGGCGATTTGCACGATCACATCTTTGAACTTGAGGAAGAAGTAAAGGCGCTGCGCGAGGACAAAGAGCGTCGATGCAGAGCACTGAACGAAACGCGAGGTCTGATGATGGCGATGAGCGACTACATCCTTAAAGAGAATTTCGACTTGCCCATGGACACATTCGCCAAGGACTTCGCGCCGTGGCGGAATGTGATGGCAGCACACGGCGTTGAGCCATACGCGAAACCTCGGCGGGTAAAAAAGCTGCATAACGCAGAGCTAAACGGCGGCCGGTAGGCTGTCCGATTTGAGCGCCGGGTTGGCGCGGGAGGTTGAATATGGAATGCACGCTTGATGAAATAACTGGCAAAGGCCGGTGCTGCTGCAACTGCAAGCACCAAATGATGGCGATGAAACACCCCTGGAACAATGGCGAAGCGCGAGGTCGGATTACAGAGGTTTTCGGAGCGCTCTGCGCCGTGCCAGACATAGTGAGCGAAGAAGGAAGGAGGCAAGCCGTGTTTTTCGATGGCGGCCATGGCATGTGTGAAATTCACGAGTTCAGAGCGCCTAACGCCATAGCTCAGGGGCGCGAGCATAGCGAGCGGCCCTCTGGATCGGAGGGTTAGATGACGACGAAAACCTGCACAGTCTGCGGAAAAGAAAAGCCGGCTAGTGACTACCGGCTGCACAGCGACAAGAGAACAGTGATGCGCTACTGCAATGACTGCCACCTTGCGAAGCGCCGAGCACAGCACGCGGCAAAACGCGAAGAACGGAACGCGCAATTCCGGGCGCGGTATGCGGCGAACGCCAACGGGTTGAAGGACAAGATGAAAGCTGCACGAAAAACGAAGTACGCCAAGCAAGGCAGGGCCGCACTGATTGCGTGGGCCGCAGCGAACCCGGAGAAGGCGGCAGAAGCGCATCGCAAGAAGATGAAGCGCGGGCGCGAGCGGTTGAGCGACTACTACGTGCGCCGCCTGCTATGCCACCCGGAACGCTCAGCAGTGCGCAAAGTGCCAACCGTATTGATTGAGTGCAAACGACTGCAACTAATGATTGAAAGGGAATGCCGTGAAAAACGCTGAAGAATTGAGGGATGAACTTGCGCAGACATTCGCGCAACTGAAAGCCGGCGCGATCAAGCCGAGCGAAGCCGCCGAACTGGCGAACCTCGCCGGCAAGATGATCGCCTCGGCGAAGGTGCAGGTAGAGTTCTACGCACTTAGGAAAGAAATGCCAGACATTAAATTCCTTATGGTTGACGAGGGAGCAAAAGATGATTGACTTGGAATCTGCCAGACGGACTCTTTCATACGACCTTGAAACAGGACAAGTCAGATGGAAGACGCGCACAGGACAAAGGTCAAAAATCGGCGCGCTTGTAGGAAGCTCGCATGATGGATATTTGCGTGTAAAGCTCGATGGCAGGCTTTACATGCTCCATCGATTGGCGTGGTTCATCCATACGGGTGAATGGCCGAAGTATGAGATTGATCACATCAACGGCGACAGACGCGACAACAGGATGGCGAACCTTCGAGATGTGCCAAAGTGCATCAACCAACAGAATCAACACAAGGCGCGCGCATCATCGTCGACCGGATTACTTGGAGTGTCAAAGTGCAAACACCGAGATGGCTTTTTGGCGCAAATTCGGGTGAATCGGCAAACAAAGTCACTTGGATTCTTTGGAACGGCAGAGCAAGCCCATGCGGCTTACCTTGCCGCAAAAAGTAAGTTGCATAAGGAAAGCGACTTGGCCAATTACGCACTTCGGAAAGAGCAACGAATGAGCGACACACTGAAGCGCGCCGCCGCGATGCTGCTGGCCGAGGCGAATGCCATTGAGGACTGCCACACGCGCGGCGACGGTGACTGGACCGGCGATGACGAGGCGAAGGCTAGCCACGACGCCATGCGGGAGGTAGCCATTTTGCTCGGAGAGGAAGCCGAGCGAATGGCAGAGCAAGCGTTTTTTCTCAAGGCTGCGCAGGCGGAATCGGAGCGGTACTGCGAGCAGCGCGACAACCTGCTGCGCGTGCTACAGCACATCACCTGCGAGCCGATCAATGCTGAGTACATGGCGCAGGAAGCGATTGACGCAATCGTCGCTGACGAGATCAACGAGGCGAACGGCGGCGCAGTGTGCCGGGTGACGGCTAACGCCTAGCTAACCGGCGCGGGCGGCTTTATCGCCCGCGTCCGGGTTGAGCGCCGGGTTAGAACTGAGATGCCGATACGACCTGAGAACAAAGCGAGATACCCGAAAGACTGGAAGCTGCGCAGCAGGTTTGTGCGTTTCTTCCGGGCGCGGAACCGCTGCGAGTGGTGCGGAGCAGAAAACGGAAAACCGCACCCGATTACTGGCGGGAAAGTTGTTTTGACGACGGCGCATGTGTTTGACCACCGGCCAGAAGCGGCGAGCCTGTTGAACCTCGCGGCGCTGTGCCAGAGGTGCCACAACTCCCACGACGCAAAGATGCGCCGCGAGGGTAGGAAGCAAAGACTTGAACTGGCGAGTGGGCAACATGCTTTTCAGTTCTAACGCTTAGGTGATGGGCCGAACGCCGCAGGCGTGAGGTCCAGCGCGAAGCGCGACATCGACCGCTGTGTTATGCGGGTTTTTGAAAGGAAGAACATGAACACCGACACCAACAACGCCAAGCCGCTGCTCCTGTTGCAGCAAGCCTTCGACGCCCTAGACACGGCAGACAGTGAAATTGACTGTTTCGAGAGCGAGGAAGAAGAGGCCGAGGGAGCGCCAGAACAGTACGCCTGCCGCAAGATCATGGAAGCCATGGACCTGCTGCGGGCCGCGAACCGGGAGCGACTGCTTGGCGCATAACGCAGAAATAACCGGCGGCTGAAAGCCGTCCGTGTTGATTGACGTGTTAGGTGCCGTACCACCAGAACCGACTTTTGAAAGGACACGAGAATGGAAGCGTCACAGGCAGCACAAGCGATGCCGATTACAGAAAGGCTACGCAACATCAAGATCGGAAGCTACACGGTAGATCACGGCAGCCACACGAAGCATATTGCAGTACGTGCGATCTGCGAAGAGGCGGCTGCAGAGATAGAAAGACTGCGGAAGCTCGACATTGAATTACGCGGTGAATGTGTGCTGTTGGCCGACGTGCTGCGCGATGCGTTCGAGGTAATCAAGACAGTCGAAGGCGAGGAACAGGACGAATGCGACAAACTCACTGGGCTTTGCTTGAGTATTGCGCACGCGCTGGCGCTGTATGACGACGAGCGGATCAAGGCGGCTAACGCCGAAGTAGACGACAAACGACCAATAACCTGTCAACGAAGGCAAGTTTACGACGAGGTACTAAATATGAGTGAAATTAGTAGCGGATTGGTAGCGGTGGCGTGGATTGCGCCTACGAGCTACGAATGGCCGGCACATTTCATATCAACATCTGAAATAAGGAATGGAGAGCCACTCGTCCGACTCTCCGACGCCGAGGCGGTCATCTCGAAGCTATCCCGTAATGACAGGTACGGGGTTTGCGATGAGTGCGGGACGCCGTATTCGTTTGATCCGACAGACGGAGGAACGATTTGCATTAAGTGTCAGAAGGACAAAATAGCGCAGAAGGATGCGGAGATCGAGCGGCTGAAGCACAAGCCGACTATCGAGGATGCAGATACTACCGTCGATCACCTTCGCGCCTATGCCGCAGACAACGGGTATTCACACGGCGATTATGCAGACGTTATGAGCGAGGCTGCCAGCCAGATAGAGCAGCAATCCGAGCGGATCAAGGAACTGGAATCCGATGTAGACGAAGAAGCGCATATCCGGGATCGCATGGCGAAACTACTCGCAGAAACGGCGGTTGCTCTTAAAGGCCCGGAGAAGGCATTGCATCGTCACGGATGGCAAGACTTGCCGGATGTCGCAGCCAAGCAATCCGCCGCGCTCAAGCTGGCTAAAGAGGCACTTGAATCGTGCGACGTTGGCGACTGTTCAACCAGCTATGTGGTTATGCCGAGCTTCGATGCCGTGGCTATTGATGAAGCCCTCGCCGCCATCAACGAAGTACTGAAAGGAGAATGAAGATGGAACGCCCACCACATAGATATTTCTGCAATAAGTGCGGGTACTTTGGTAACTCGGATTCACACACAGGTTGCCATTATTTCGCCTACCCACTGGCTACCGCTCCCGAAAGCACCTGCGATGGAGGGGAAGTGATGAGAACCTGCAAATGTGAGCACTGGCAAGTATGCCCGACATGCAAACCAGACATGTTTGACGATAACGGAAACATGCTTACGTTCCCACCACCCCCTAACAAAGAAACACTTGAAGCAGCAGGTCATCGATTGGCATTGGAACTGGAATGCCTGTTGCTCGACTGCAAAGACAACGTGGTCGTAAGCCGATGGATGGATACCGCCTGCGAAGCATTAGACGCATGGCAAAAGCTGTTCCCGTACAACGGGCCTAGACTTGGAGATTGAAATGAGCAAGATCGTTGGCGAATTGAACGCCGAAATTATGAAGAAAGTAATTCACGACCGGCGAGCAAAACTGTTTGCTGAGATTGTGGCAAAAACTGGAAGTAAGCAGTCCGTGATTGATCGTGCGATGCAGGAGATTGAATCCCTCCGCGAGCAAGTCGAGAAGCTGAAAGCAGAACTCGCGTCAATAGACGGAGCTTTAAACGATCCTCGCGCGAATCTTACACTGACAACCTCTGAAATCATCTGGGAGTTGAAAGGACAAGTTGAGAAGCTGACGAAGGAGTGGTCATGAGCAGACTATGTAGACTCAGAAACGCATCGCACGGGGATGATGGGCAGTGGGCTTACTCCGAGATTGTCGGCCTCCGCGAGCAAGTCGCAGCGCTGAGGAAGGAGCGGGATGCAGAAATCACCAGGAACAAACCACTACGCGCTCTAATTTCTTCCCTCGAAGAAACCAAGTCAATCTTGCTCAAGAAAAGCGCCGAGAACAAAGAGGCTGTCACTCAACTAGATTCTGAACGACAAGCAAATGCTGCTCTGACGGAAGAACTCGCCGCCCTTGCCGAGCAGAACGAGAAGATGCGAGAGGCGTTACAAAAGCTGGCTTGCCTTGGTAATGGTGAGCAGTACGGAAACAGTATTGGCAACTGTATTGCGCAGGAAGCCCTCTCCCTCCCCAACATCGCCTCTCCGTTCCTGAACCGGATTCGTGCCCGAGCCGCTGAACTGGAGAAGACCAATGACTGAGCAAGAAATCCTGTTCCTGTTCACTGTGCGGGATATGTGCAAAGCCAACCCTGAAATGGTTGCGAAGATCGTTGATGCAGCTAACACAGGACTGCGGGACAGGTTCGATGAGATGCGGGAACTGTCTGCAAATATCGAAGCTGTCGCAATGCTGGCAATGGCCCGGAGAACCAAGGACATTGACAAGGCTCTGCTGGCGAAGCTCAAGCAGGTAAATGGCAAGAGCTTTGTCAATTGGGATAGCGATATTGCGAAACTGGAGAAGAGCAATGCCTAAACAGCAAACCCTAGAAATCCTGATGCTTCTCTCCGCGATCGAATCGTGGTCGTTCGCAGTCGGAAAAATGTTCCCAGACTACCTACACGACAACCTTTCGAGAATCGTTAGTGAGCTATCAGACCAACTGCTTGAGGAATCGAAATGACCACTACAGAAGAAGTGATCAGGCTGGCGAGAGAATCGGGATTTGTTTTGTTTGACAACGCAACCGATGAGGCGATTACCCGATTCAAGCGTCTAGTCGACCTCGTTCGTGCAGAAGAGAACGAGGCGATAACCAACGCAGAAACCGCTCTTGAAAACATCGCCAGTACATCAAGCAGCACGCGAATTCGACGGGTGGCGAATGATGCTCTAACGGCTATCCGCGCAAGGAGGAATCATGGCTGACCAGTTAGCGCGACAAGCCCCGGCATTCATGCCGGGGAAGGATAGCGCGAGCGCCTGGGCCGACTCGATGTCGGCTTAGGCGTTCGGTTTTGGTTTCCAGCGGTCAAGCAGCTTCCGAAGCTCTGCCATCCCGGCATCATCAACCTTTTTCCAGTGTTCTGCCGACAGGCGAATAGAGCGAACAATCAGCAGTTCGTCAGGTTGCTTAGGTGGTCTTCCGCGAGGATTTTTTGTGGTGTCCATTGCGCTATTTTACGTCACACAAATAAACATGCAACAACTTAATAATCGTGTTACATTTATGCTCATGCAACGACTCCAAGCCTACAAATTCGAACTGCGCCCAAACGGCGAACAAGAGCGCAACGTGCGCCGGTTCGCTGGGTCGTGCCGGTTTGTCTACAACAAGGCGCTGGCGTTGCAGCAGGAGCGCAACAAGGCGGGAGAAAAGAAGCTCGGTTATGCCGGGCTTTGCACTCTGCTCACTGAATGGCGCAACAGCCAAGATACTCCGTGGCTTGGCGATGCGCCTGTCCATGTGTGCCAGCAGACGCTCAAAGACTTGGAACGCGCCTACAAGAACTTTTTCGAGAAACGCGCCGACTTCCCCAAGTTCAAGAAAAAAGGCCAGTCTGCCAGCTTCCGGTTCCCTGACAAGAAGCAAATCACACTCGACAATGGCAATGGCCGCATCAAGCTGCCAAAGCTGGGCTGGATGCGCTTCCGCAAGAGCCGTGATGTACTTGGAGAGGTTCGCAGCGCAACGGTAAGCCAATCAGGCGGCAAGTGGTTCGTGTCCATCCTCACAGAGCGCACCGTAGAGAAGCCAATCCCGCAAGGCGGTGCTGTTGGCATCGACATGGGCATTGCCAGGTTCGCCACGCTGAGCGACGGCAGCTTTATCGCGCCGCTCGACAGTTTCAAGAAGCATCAGCAACGCCTGAAAAAATACCAGCGCCGCATGTCGCGCAAGACAAAATTCAGCAACAACTGGAAGAAGGCGAAAGCCCGTGTCCAGAAGATTCACACCCGCATCGCCAATGTTCGCAAAGACTTTCTGCACAAGGCTTCCGCAACGATCAGCAAAAACCACGCGCTCGTAGTCGTAGAAGACCTGAAGGTTAGCAACATGAGCCGTTCCGCCGTGCTTGGCGTGATAGGCCGTACATTCAGCGACCGTGACATAGGATTCGGAATCTTCCAGGCCAACGCCGGTTTCAACGTTCAGCATTTAGCGTTCCTTGATTGACAGGTAGAACGTGCGTTCATCGGTTCTGCCTCCAGAGGTTACGATTCGCACAGTGAATGATCCTGTGTCGCCTGCCGTACCGCCGGATAACCAAACGGTAATAACCCCGGCTGCCTGTGTGCTCGAATCGCACACCAAACCGCCGGTAGTCGTCACGGTGTGACTGGCGTAGGCGTCCGAGATGTCTGCCAACCATGCGGAGAACGAAATAGGGAAGTCGAGAACCGCGTTCGGGTCTTTTATGCCCTTCGGCTTGGCCGGATTGGTAGTGTCCCAAAAGCTCATACGGATGGCTCCAAGTAAGTGCGTTGTTCTGCTGCGATGGTGATGCTTCGCGGCTCCGGATCAATCTCAACTAGCCGCGTTTCTGGCGCAACTGACATAGTTCTTTGCTCAGAATCGATTGCATAGGCCCGACTTTCTTCGCTCACGGAAAAAGGCTCACCGAGTAGTAACGAGACTCAACCGGAACGCTGAACATGCGGCGAATCGATGATGCGATCTCGGACAGTTGAAACACGAACGCATCAATCGAGAACGCGGAAACGTCGAATGAAGCGTCGTCAAACATTGCCGCGCCATTTGTCGTTCGCGGTTCCGTTGCCGTAAATCGTTGTTCCGTTCATCTTTTTCGTATCGACCGGAATCGTCGTCGCTTGCAGCGCTGTGAGAACGGCAGCGGAGATGTCTGAAGTCGTCGGTCCTGATCCGCCGACGCTTGATGTCAGCGTTCGCGTTCCGTGCCCCCATACAGCCGGAGCAACATCCGCGATGTCTCCGGTAATCACGTTGGAACCGGAAACCGTCACCACATCGGAATACGCACGCCCATAGTACACATACACAGACCCGCCAGGAGCAATCGGGCTAGAGCCATCCTTGCGCCGCACCGCGCCACCCGTGAGCGTGACGCCTGTCGTTCCGGTGTTCTGAATCATGATGTCGGCAACATCGGTGTTGAGCAGGTAGTTGAAAGCATCCTCTGCCTGGAAAGCACCGAAGAAGTAGCGAATGCCATCATCGCCGGTCATCTGGTCGCAGTACCACGCATAGCCGCGCTGGAAGCTGGTCACGCCATCCGGATCAGACACGTCAATCTGCACATTCATGTAGTCGCTGCTGTACTCAGTCACCGTGCTGCCGTCGATGCCGTTGGCGATATAAACCTCGTCGTCCTGTTGATTGGCGAGGACAGACCAGCCGGCAGCAGAGGCGATTGTGGTGTATTCCACCGGCAACTTAGCGGTGAGGCCGACGCAATACGTCAGGCGAACACGAACCACATCCCCAGCAGAATAGCCAGTGCCATTAGGGTATCCAAGCGTGTATGAAGTCGTGGCGTTGATCGCATTGACCATCTCCGTGGCGGTGGTGACGTTGT